ATAGACAACCTTGAGGCAGAGGTAATCAAGTTCCTCAAGGACATAGACGATAAAATCGCAAAACTAAACAATCTGTATGGAGACGAAAATGGCGTATGAGCGCAAAGAAGGTCAGGGCAGCATTTTTGGCAACAAGGACAAGAAGTCTGATTCGCACCCTGATTTTACCGGAGAGGCTCTTTGGCGCGGCGAAGTCATTCGTATTGCGCTTTGGAAGAAGCGCGACAAAAACGACAAGACTTGGCTGAGCGTAAAGATTTCCGAGCCCTATAAAAAGGCTGAAAATCAGGAGCAGGCAAGACCAGCAGCGCGGCCTGCCATTGATGACGATCTCCCTTTCTAATGGAAAGGGACGATCTTCTCCAAAACGTAATTAGACAAGAAGCGCAAGATCGGCATGATGCCCACAAAGATCACGCATCTTCTCGCCCCTTGTCAGATAATTACGAACTAATCGGCCTTTTGGGAGAAGTTGAGTTTGGTAAACTCTCCGGCCAAATGGTTGATCTTGAGAGAAGGCTCGACGGAGATAAGGGGATTGATTTTGTCGTACCTCTGAATTTTTCCGTCGATGTCAAAACAGCAAGAAAAGCATATCATCTCATCCACGAAGCAGGCAAAAATTTTGCCGACATCTATGTACTGGCGCAATACGATGATGAGACAAAAACAACGGAACTCCTCGGGTGGGAATGGGGCGCGGTACTGGCGCGAGCGCCGGTAAAAGACTTTGGATATGGAATCAAAAATCACTACATCCCGGCAAATAAACTGAAGCCGATGAGCGATCTTATGAGAAGGATGAGCCGATATGGACAATTCTCACCCGTTAAGTGAACAATATAGACTCATCGCCAAGAAATATGTCGAGGCTGACGCTGCGGCCTCAATCTTGGAAGAAACCAAAAGCGCCGCACTGGCTCAGTGGATGGCCGAAGAGGGCGATATGCCAGTTAGCCGCGCGGAAATGTTAGTGAAAGCCAGCGATAAATGGATTCATTACATTACTGATATGGTAGACGCCCGCAAGAAGGCGGCGTTACTCAAGGCGCAACTCGAATATATCCGTATGCAGTTCTCTGAACAGCAGTCTCGGGAAGCTACGCAAAGAGCGGAGATGAAACTTTAGCCACGAACATGAGCAAAACATATGAAATGATTATGATGCTCTACGACACTGCAGAGGAAGAAGCTGAGGAAGCCTTGATCCAATGAAACGAGTACGCATCACGGCTAAAATGAGGGCTGACATCTTTCTCCGGCACGAAGGCATTTGCCATCTGTGCAAAATGAAAGTAACGCCCGGTCAAGAATGGGACGTAAGTCATGAAATCCCTCTCGAATGCGGTGGTGCTGACGATGCTTCTAATTGGCTGGTTGCTCACCGCCGCTGTCATAGGACGCATACTGCAACTGTGGATGCTCCAATGATTGCTAAAGTTAAGAGGATACAGCAACGGCATCTTGGTGCTAAGAAATCTCGATCACCTATGCCTTTTGGCAAAGGCTCGAAATTGAAGAGAAAAATGGATGGCACCATAGTTAGGAGAGAGTCGTGAAATTCTTAATCACCATGAACATGCCTAGTGCCCAAGGATATTTGGTGCATCAGGTAACGATTGAGCATCATGCAAGGTCATGCCGAGAATTGTGTGAAATGCTCAATAACGACATATTCATTATGGGTCGCCTGTTTTACAGAAAAAAATCTCCCGGCATGGAGAACGTCTGGCAAGATAGGGGCGACATCATTCTGAATACGTCACACATCGGCAAAGTCGCCGAATTTCTTGAGTTTGAAAAGGAGATCGAAGAAGATGAATCATACGGATATTCTGACAACCGCCGCCAGCACACTCCGGGAACGAGGCCACCAATACGGCCCCGTGGAACTGGCTTTTGACCGAGCCTGCAAGCTCGCGTCGATCCGTCTCAATAAGACTGTGAGCATGTACGACGTAGCGATCATCATGTCCTGCGTGAAGCAAGCTCGACAGACTGAGAACCCCACACTTGTTGATTCGTGGGTTGATGACGTAAACTACACGGCGATTGCTGGGCAGTTTGCTCAAGCGCAATTCGGCAACATCGAGGACGACATAGCCGCTATGGCAAGGCGGTTCGCTCCAAAACGGGAGAATATGAATGCGGAAAGTAGTGGCAACACTAATGGCAGCGGCGCTCACAGCGACCGCCCTGACGCACCCTCTGGCGGCTGACGAATCAGCAGCAGATTTCTTCCGCAAGGATCGCGAATACTGGAGCCGGGGGCTAAATGCCCCCGATGCCCCGTGGGCCGGCGGTCTGTATTTCAAGCCAACTAATCCAAGCCAAGCCAAGGTTGCTGAAATGGTTGCCGCAGAAGCTAGGGCTAGGCTTGGTGACAAGCATGTAGAATCGGCCCTTCGGCTGACCAAACTGGAGAGCGGCTACAGGTGCCACGTTCTTGGGCCTAAGACGCGCCACGGGCGGGCTGTGGGGCCGCTACAGGTGCTACCCTCCAGCGCCCGCGCTTTGGGCGTCAGCGACCTCCACAACGACTGCAAGGCCCAGATCACCGCAGGCATCCTCCACATGGAGAAGTGCCTCAGCGTGGGGGCCAAGACCTACAGCCAGCTTGCTGCCTGCCATGTGGCCGGCTGGGGCGGCTGGGACAAGAAGCTAAACAGGCGAGCCGAGCGGTACAAACAGAAGTACATCCGCATGTCTCAGGCATCGAAGGTGCCATCATGGGCGGGGACATTATCAACATGGTAGAGACTGCGCTGTTCTTGGGGATCGTCATACTGGCTTGTGTGACGGTCCTCGCAATCGGAATGACAATCCTGATGGTCCTAATGGGTTGGGACTTGGCTATCAGTCTATGGAGCAAGATCAGATATTGATGGAGATTGAAATATGACGCCGAAAGACGAAAAGTTAATCATCAAAATGTGGAAGGACGGGAAGACCGGCCTTCAGATCGCAGAAAAGATTGGAACCACCCGCAACGCGATTATGGGTAAATTGAAGCGCCTGCGAGACAGGGGCGAGATTGAGTACAAGACAGTACCCAACAAAAGAACCAGCAAAACTCGCGTTAAGGCTAAAGAGAACCTTCGCTATTTACCAATCAGAAACCGCCGGATTATTCGGGAGGTCAAGGCTGGAAAGCGCGAGGCTCCTCAAATCTTCGTATCGGAAGAAGCTAAAAACCTACGCAAAACTCCGGTCAGGTTTTTCGACATAACAAACCACTCCTGCAAATTTATAATCAATGATGGCGATCCAAAAGACTTCTTGTTTTGCGGCGATGATCGCAAGGATGGGAGTAGCTATTGCGAGCGTCACCACAAAATGTGCTACGTCGCTGGAACCAGCGAGGCCGAGCGTCGATCTAAGAAAAGAAAGAGATTGATCTATGATCCTGCAACTCAATCCACCTATCCCTATTAAGACACCCGATGGAAAAGCCTTGGCTCATATCCTGATTGACTACGGGGCTGAACATGATCTGCTATGGGTAGCTTTTCATGAAAACGGCGAATGCTGGACATGGAATAACAAGGATATTAGGGCAGATGAAAACATTACGTTCGGGAGAATATCTCCCAAAGGAAATCCCAGCGGGCAGCGGATGGCATGATTCATACGGCTGGCTTCGTCGGGAAGACCTCGATGAAGCCTATGCCGGATACATGTACGAGACGCCAGACGGCCATCTAATTAGGACCGTCGATCTGCGGCACAAAGAGGGGATGTTCCTCGACAAATACATCATCGAGGACACCGGCGAAGCGATCTATCAAATCAGCAAAATTCCGCGCATCTACTCTCGAAAGAGAAAGATCAAGGAACTTTAGCCTCAAGCGCCTTTACTCTTGCTGTCAAATCCTGAACAGCATTGATGAGGGCATAAAGAAGCTGCGAACTATCAAGATTTAGAAGAGTCGTGCCGTTATATGTGTATGTCCCAACCATAGACGAAAACGGCGTGTTCTCTACTTCTTGCGCTATCAAGCCGGCATACACAACTCCATTATCGGGAGTTCCGTATAGTCCATTATATTGATAGGTGACAGGGCGCAAAGTGAGCAGCGCATCCGCCGACAACGTGTAATCTTGAATGTTCTTCTTAACTCGAATATCGGACGAAGCGAGCCAAGTGCCTCCGCCCGGCTTGGCGGCATTTGCAACCGTCACTTCAAAAAGTGAAGATGTGACATACCATACTGTCGAGCCGCCGATAGCTGCCGTTATTTGCCCGCCAGAGCTAGCGCTGTAGATCGAGGTGTTTGTGGTAAAATTTAAATACGCATCAGAACCACTCTGTTGAAATGTTGCGGTTCCACTGGTGAAACGGAATCCGAAGTTAGAACCGATTCCCGACGCAGCAGTAACTCCACCAAACTGGGCGTTTCCTGTGGTGTTGATAGACGTGCTACCGCCAATCGACCCGCCGGTTATGGCGACTGAACTTGCATCTTGGGTTGCTATTGATCCAAGACCAAGCGAAGAACGCGCGCTAGCGGCGTTTGAAATACCGTAACTGATAGATACCGCGCCTGTGCTCGGGCTAGCGGAAAGACTAAAACCGGATGCAGAGCTAGAGGCTGAAACAGACGAGACAGCGCCACCGGAGCCGCTGCTCGCAGACGTTACGCGGCCTGTAGCATCGACCGTCACTGTCGCATTGGTGTAGGTGCCTGCCGACACGCCAGAGTTTGCAACCGCAACCGATCCGGCTGACAGAGAAATACCCGTACCGGCGCTGATCTCTTCAATCGCGCCCGTGCCGGCAGTCGTGCGGCCAAGAAGGCGGCTGGTAGCAACCGTCAGGCCGGAGCCAGTGACAGCGCCAGAAGCCGCCGCTCCAAGGTTAGAGCGAGCCGTCGCAGCATCCGTAGCCCCGGTGCCGCCGTTGGCAACACCTAGCGTACCCGTCAGGTCACTTATCGGGATAGTCGCAGAGGCCGTCATAGCGGACGTACCAGACCCCTTCACATAGCCGGTAAGGGTGTTAGCTCCTGTGCCGCCACTGGCTACGCCAAGCGTCCCGCCAATCGTTACAGCGCCAGCAGTCGGTGCGGATGGGGTCAGACCGCTAAGGCTGGTTTGGACGGTCGTGACGCCACCAGCCGATCCAGTCGCAGAAATCGTGATCGCACCGTCGCCGTTGGTGATAGTTATGTTTGAGTTACCCGCAGTCAGCGTCGCCGGCGTCAGACCACCAGCGGCATTGCCGATCAAAAGCTGACCATTAGTGTAAGAAGACGCTCCGGTGCCACCGTTGGCGACAGCAACCGGCGTCTGAAGATTGATGGTAGCGCCAGAAACAGAGATACCGGTGCCACCCGTGACAGGCGAGTTATCGGCAAGGTAAATACCAGCCGTAGTCTGATCGACCCAGATAAACGTATAGGCCAGATTGACGGCCTGTTTAGTTTCAGGACCGCCGCCGGCATTCCTCAGCGTGATTGTATAGCCGTTTCGAGTCGTACCATCCGCGACAAGAAAAAAGCCGGAAATGGTAGCAGGGAAGTTAACGATAATGTTTCCAGAAAGAGAACCAGTCAGGTAAATGCGGACATTCTGACACTGGGTTGCCGTCAACGTCACATCAACATTGGTTAGGGAAACCGTGTGAGTGCCGCCGAACGCTGTGTCGATGGTGTCCCAGTTCGTATTGACTGGGACCGTCCAGCCGGTCGGATCAGAGGCATAGTCCTGATAGGCGGGCTTCTCGATGCCTTTGTTTGTCGTGTAGCTGGAGGTCATTGTGAAACCCTTCAGATGGCCTTGTTAGCGACTTCAAGCGCCTTGGCGATGTGATTGTCAGGCGCATTTAACAACGGTTCGGTGGTCTTGTTGAAGCTCTTTTTAGCTCGTTCCGCAGCCCGCACCAGAGCCTCAGCCTCGACATCAGCGCCGACGCGACCGCCCGAGGCCCTATTGGGGCGAATGGTTAGGGGGCGCATACGAGCTTCGTCTGTATCGCCCGCTTCGATCTGTTGAAGGCGTTTCAGGTCTTCAAGAACAGGCGGAACTGTTTGCTCAAGAGCAGGCACGGCTTGAGCGCCCATGACAGGAGCGACACGAGCCGCAGGAAACGTGTAACCACGAGGCGTTTCGGGCGGAGGGCGATTAGCAGCCCGAGTAGCCATCATTTCGCTACCCTTAACAGCGCCAACACGCCCAACAACAGCTCCAGAAACGCCTAAGACCGTAGCCAAAACCGGATCAAGATAACCCAGAACGCCTGCTGCGGCCGAGAGAACAGGAGGAACCGAACCAAAAAATGCTTGGCTCATCAGGCTCAGTTTAGGATCGCTGGACGGGTCAGGAGATTTAGCAGCCTGACGCATCATGTCAGCATATCTGGCAAGGCCAGCGCGCTCATCCGGCGTCAAAATGCGGCGAGAAAACGAAGCAGCATTTCCTTTCAGGAACCCGTCCACCTGCTTAGCAACATCCGCAAAACCTTTAGGACTAGCTTGGGCAGGAGTCATAATTTCCTGAACATAAGATTTTTTAATGTTTTTAAGTTCAGGAGAATTAGGACCAAGAGCGCGGCGAAGCTGATACCACGTTTTCAACGCGGTGGATTTCATGGCAGGGTCGCCATCCCTTGAAAAAGAAAACATCATTCTAGCTACATCTTCGCTAGATTTGTTTCCTTCAAGAACAGCCCTGAACAAAGAACCAGCTTCTTCGCCAGATTTACGAACGCCATACTTACGTTGATATTCGCTAAATAGTTTTCGTGCGTCTTTCCATGCCTCAAGAACTCTTGGATCACCAGAGAAAGCGCCATTGTTGATGGACGCTTCAACATGGTCATCAAAGTCATCAACCAATTTGCGAATGGCAGCGCGATCTGTATTTGTTTTAGCGTTTGCAAGCGCGTCATTCAAAACGCGACGACCGCCTTCTACAGCTTCAAAAGTGCGATTGGTGACATTTCCAACGCCGGGAATGTTGCTGGGAAGCGGGACACCTAAAACACTGTCAAGCCGCTTAGCTGCATCAGCCGCAGCTTCGTTAGCGTATAAATTCATTGTACGAGGGTCGGAAGCCCAGTTTGTTCTGAGCTTATCGCCGATGTCAGTGATGGATTCTCTTGAGAAGCCACCAGTTCCGGCAACCGTCCTAGCACGATCATATGCCCTATCAATTTGTCCTTTTAAGGCCGTCGCTCCTGTGAGGCCGCGCTCAACAGCCGAATCAACCGCTTCACGCAAGGGAGCCTGTTGACCGCCGACAAATCGCTCAGCGGCTTCAGCCATTTGACCAGCTTGAGGCTGATAATTTCCAAAAGCCTGTTCCTTGGCAAGCTGCGCGCTTTCACCCGTCACCATGCCGGGTTTTGGTTCAACGCCGAACTCACGGAACCGGGCCTCTTTAGCAGCAGAAGAAGTTAAACCACGCTCCTCAAAAACTTGTCGCAACTGAGGAGCGAGCAACTGAATTTCTTCTGGAGAATATCCAGCATTCCGCGCAACCTTCATGGCCTCAGCGGTTAGGTTTCCAGCCTCATCAATTACCGGACGGCCTCCTGTAAACATTCTGGTGATGCC